CCATCAGTTCTTCGCCGCCTCCCGTAATCTATCTTCTTCGACACGGCTCCGCACAACGCTTCCAGTAACGGGATTATGCGAATGGCAGAAGAACATACGGCTTAATTTAGCAATATCCTCCTCTGCCTTACGCAACCGCCGTTGTAAATCCTGCACGTCTAATTCGTTGTACATTTCGCCGCCATTTCCGCAATCCGCACGATGGTCTTCGCCGCGTTCTGTGCCCGGTCCACTTCATCTTGCCGGTCGAGAATCGCTTTCAGCGCCTTGGCGAACATGACACAGCACAGCTTCAAACTGCCGGGGAAGTTCCGCATCCGCTTGTCTTCTGTGCAGTAGGGGCAGCGCATGTACCGCTGCGCATTGTTGCGGACGCGCCAGTACTGTTTTTGCAGAAACTCCAGATTGGCGAGCGCCTTCTGCTTGTCTGTGGGAATACTGGCGGCTTCGAGGGCTTGCTCGATAGCGGCATCGCTCATTTTCCCCCCGGATACAACTTGCCCCGCGCCTTCGCCTTGATCTTTTCAGCCTCGGATGCGGAGATGTTGCCCGCACGCTCCGAGCGTGTCGCCCCGCCGATAGCCAAGCGTGCGTGAGTAGCATCGTTTATGGGGAAGGATGTTCCCTTCCCCGCAAACTCGCTCTTGGGCATCTTGTTGCGCTTTGCCTGATAGAGATTGGCCATCGCTTACCTTTTCCTTGCGGCATACAACCCTTTACGTTCCGGTTTCTTTTCTGGCAACTTCAATCCCTTGCTTGCTGTGTCCCATTCTTTGACGCCAGACTCCCCAAGGGCTTTGTGGCCGCTTGGGGAGTTAACCCATCTCAACTGAGCTAGGCTCTTGGCTGGCATCGTTACTTGATGACCTCCACCGTCAACTGCCGCAACTGGCTAACCGTGGTGCCCAGCGTGGTGTTCAGGTGCGCGATTGCCAGGTTTAGGCCCAGGGTCAGGTTCACAGCCGAGGATGCGGCAATCACGAAGTCCTGTGACACCGATCCAACTGCCGTACCTGCCGCGTTGTAGGACATTTGCCCATGCACTTCGAGCGTGCCTGTCGTGCCCGTCGAGGCCGTGACGATCTCGATGTCGAACAGCATGTTCACTACGGTTACTGACCCAGCGATGGCCGATGTGACTGCTGACCACGGAGTAATCGAGGTCACGCCGACAATGCTCGAAAGAATCGCCTCTAGCGTGATCGTGCCGCCGGTGCCGTTGGTTGTGGCATAGGCCATGCCGCGTATCCGAAGCGTGCGCCCGACATAATTCAGGAAGGCCGCCGGGAAGTTGATGCTGCCCAGCGTCCCGGTTGCAGCCGCCGCAATCGTGCCCAGCGCCGCAAAGGGTGGATAGCTGGTGACCGGAGCAGGGAAAGTGGGAATGGTTGCCGAGGCATACGCGGTTGCCGCCAGCGGAACCTTTGCCGTGCCGGTGATGATCGCGGTGATCGTTACCGGGGTGCCGATCTGGAAGGACGGCAGCGCATTGGGGCCGACCGTAGAGCTGGCCGTCGATTGCGTTCCCGTGATAGCCGCGTTACCGACCGGATACAGGATTTCCGTGAGTGTCCCTCCGGCAGCCGCCGTCATGTAGACGCGATAGCCGACCGCGCCGGCCAAAGCCGCCGGGCTGGTGAGCTGAATGACGTTGGTGGCGCCCGCGCCGGTCGCAATCGTCGCCAAGGCGTTGGTATCGATCGAGAGCGTTGTCTCACCGCCAAACGCATCCACGTAGGTGACACCCAGGCGGTAGGTCGAGGTCGCCGGGATAGCGCCGCCGGTGGTTGCCGTGGTGAGCAGCCCAAAGGTTGCTGCCGAAGTCGATACGGCTGTCGGAGCCGCAAGCTGGGTCAGAGACGAAGGCACATTGCTCCCCGAAGAACCAATCCCGTTGCGCACATCGGAAATGGTGACGTTCGGAGGCACCACCGCGGCGGAAAGCATGGCAGTGGTTCCGCCATAGAGCGCCCACCGCGCGTCCACGATAACCGTTCCGCCGCCATACACGTTGGCGCAGTAGTTGATGGCTTCCTGCAAGCCCACGGTTCCAGAGCGGATTTCGTCTCCATTGCCATGCAGATAGGTGAATGTCGCGGTGACGGTCGGAGAGCCATACATTCCCGGCGTTGTGTTCGATACGGAACTGGGCGTGACAGTTTCCGACTGAATCAGGCCAACGATAATCGGAGCGTTGGTGTTCAGTGGATAGTTGACCACCGTTCCGTCTGCAGTGGTGAAATAGCCGTAAGCGAGCGTAAGTGTTCCCGCTCCAGTCGCGGCTGGGCCGTTGATCGCCACAAGAGGCGCGACGATTGGATTGACTCCGTACGCGAACTCGAAGGCGTTGAATTGTCCTGAAAACCTGCTAAGTGCCATGGTGGGACTCCTTTACCGATGACTCGTTATATGCACTGCAACCGCGCTCTGGTTCCGAGATCGACCAGCGCCTTATCCCTGCATCCCGCCATACTGCGGCTCTTGCTGTTGATCCTCTTCGCCGCCGTGCTGATGCTCCGGCTCCTGAGCCTCTTCCCCGAGGAACTTGTCCAGCGCGCCTCTGGCATCGTCTGCGGAATTCGATTCGGCGTGATCGTCGTGCTGGCCGTCCTCGCCAATCGAGTGACTGTGCGCGCTCATCCCGTCGTGGTGGACGACGTGGTGCTTGTCGCCGCCCGTGACATGGTGGCCGATGTGCGCCAGCATGTGCAGATGGTCGGGGTGCTCCTCGCGAGTTCCGTCCTGGTGCTCGGATGTATGGGTGCCGTCCGCATGATGGGTGATGGTGGTCTGAGTTTCTCCGCCCTCGCCGTCCACCTTTCCCTTTTCCGGAGTGCGCTGTTGACCTTTGTCTTCATCGCGAAGGTTTGGCTTCTCGGACTTGGTGAACTCTCCGCCCATCTTACTCAAACCGCCCATACCCTTCATTTTCTCAGCCATTTGCCAGCCTTTCCGCCTGTGTCGGCTCCGGTACCGTGATGTTCTGTCGAGCCGCCGCAATACGCAACTGTGCGCCGCTAAGAGGCTTCCTGTGAGAATCTTGCGCTTCCGGGCCGGTGCGTGTCAACGATTTTGCTGTGACGGCCTCGGCAAATTGCTTTACAGCAGCGGTATCCCGCGCCAATTGCTCCTCAATCGCGGTCACGCCGAGCCACTCTCTCAACCAGCTTCTAATCACGGTAATCGTTCTCCTCTCGCGGGCCGCGCTTCACGTTCTTGAGTATCTCGCGCTTGCGCTGGGTTGCCTGCTCTTGCGTCTCCATACGAGCCTTGGCAATTTCCTCGCGCTGCTCGCGCACCCAGGTTTCGCGCTCCGATAAGGTTGGACCTGTCACCTCGCCCATCTCGACTTCCTCCCCTTCGCGCTCTGCTGTGCCTCATGCTCCATCTTCTTCATCTGGATCGCCTTGACCGTGTGATCCGCCGCGCCCATCTCCTGCCACTTCTCCTGCATCCGAACCGGCAACGGCGCTTTCTCCTTTGGATTCAGCATACTCATTAAACCATACCGCATTTGGTCGAGAATCCCATCAAATAAAGCTCCGTGAACCTTCAAAACATCTTCTGAGCGCCCAGGGTGCTTCTCATCCCGGATCGCCATAGGTACAGCCTCAATCGCCTCTTGGCACTCCCCAGATATAAAAAACAATGGCGTATTCAGAGAGTAACCCCCGCCCTCAGATTCGTAATCGTCGTCTGTCCGGCTGGGGTTCATGCACCCATCCAGAACGTCCGCTGTCTTTTTCATGCAGGCATACATATACCGCCAGCCGCCGATGCGTGCGTTTGTAGCTGGTTCTGGATAAGGGAAAGTGACTTGCAATTCACGATCCTTGTATGGCACCTTCTCTACTCGCAACAGCTCCCGGCTGATCTCATCGGCCACGCTATGACCTTTGGAGTCTTTTTCCCAAGCGTCAGGGGAGAGAAAATAGCGGCTCATGGTTTTTGCTTCTTCGATGGTGGTAAGTTTTCGGCATTGCCGTATCAAATCTCCCGGCTCTATACCGCTCCCGTTTAGCTCACGGTAATAGACTACGACAGTGACAGCCTCAGTTATTTTCACGCCGAACACATCCTCAAACTGCTTTGGACTCACCTTGCCACTCGTGAACCATCCTACCGAGGCCGGATCGACAAACCCATCGTCGTGAGCCATCCAGCGCGTCCACCACGCCTGAATCAGCCTTTCCTGTTGGTATGCCGACAGAATCAGTTTGCTCTCGTCCCACACCCCCGCAAAGTATTGGCCGGCGAACGAGTCGAAGCTGCCTAAGAGATGGCCGGCGCGCAGGCTCGGAGGCAGCGTGTCCAGCTTCCTGCCCTCGGCCGTGCGATTGATGAACAAGTGGAACCGGCAGCACATGAACTCAGGACCATCGCCCGCTGCTCCGCACGGACACTCCTCACCGCTTCTCAATCCATCCGGCAACGCATAGAAGTCCTTTGCGCTGATCCCAAGCGGCTCAAACCACACATAGTTATCCCAGCCGAACAGGTGCACGAACGCGAAATCCTGCGCGCGCTCTCGTTCATGGAATCGCTTTTGATGGAATACCCGGCGCAGGAACTCTGTACCGATCCCGCCTGGATTGAAGAACAGGCCCGTTTTGCAGTCGTTCACCGGCGCGCCTGGCCAGCGGTTTGCGCTCTTGATGATCGTTAGCTCGCGTTCCGTGAACTGCTCCGCCTGGTCAACGAAGATGTCGTACCACTCCGGCCCCCAGAAGCTCTGGTCAACCGCCTGCTGATTCTCAGCGTAGCGGAAGCACAGCCTTGACTTGTTGGGAAGCCTGAACTCCTGATCGGTCGCACGCCAGTAGGGCAGCAACTCGGGATACTCGGCAAAGTACTTTTGGATGTGGTTCTCGTTTACATCCTTATAGATGCGCCTAAGAATGACTCCCGGCGTACCTGGACGCTGCAACCGCCGATCCAGCATGATGCGCCTGAGGCCGCCTGACTTGCCACCAGCTCTCGCTCCACCCCCACCGATCCACGTTGCCGCATCCGGGCCGGTGCGGTACATCAGCTTGCCAATATCAAGCTGCTTCGGCTGGAGGAGCAGCTCTATTTCCTTTGCCATACTACCGGCTGAGGATCAAACTGCCACTGGTCGGTGCCACCGCAAACGTGCAGCGCAACCACACACTTGGCACGACAGGGAAGCCCACGCTGGTGCTTGTCGCTGCGGTGATTGCCGAACCGAGATATGTGTACGGCTGGTAAAGGCTGGGAGTATCCGAAGGTGCAATCTGCACTGTAGCCGTTTGGTTTGTTGAGTTTGTGAGCACCACGGCAGTCTGCCCACCTGGGTCTGGACCCATACTGCACTGCTGTGTGGTTGTCACGCTGGCATCAGTCGCGGCGTTATTTACAAGCGCGATCTCGTTGCCGGGATAGATCGCTCGCGGTATGGCTGCATTGTAGCTGGGCATGGCTTACTCCTTTGCATCCAATATACTACGCGTCACAAATTGCAGAGGGCCACCATCGGGGCCGCTGTGCTCCTGCTGCACGCGCTCGCCGTAAACTCGCGGATTACGCTTGGCAACCATCCACTTGAGCGTATCAATGCGGGTCCGTTGCCAATTTGCCCACCCTGGATCAATGCCAAACTTTCCGCGCTCTGGTTCGGCTGCGATTGCATCCGCGAGCGACTCGAAATCAGAATCCGCCCGGATTTGTAACGCGCGCGTGTAGCGTTTAGCGAATTCCGCATCAGCATCTTTATGATTCAAAATGGAAGCAGCACAAAACCCATTCCTTGCAGCGACTTGCCGCAACGAATCGCCAGACTCGATAGCAGTTATCACATCGTCTTCGAGCTCCGGCGTCCAGGTGATCATGCGGCCCTCATCCATCGCCCAGGCGCAAACGGCGAGAATGTGCTGATCGCTGGCGGGTGGGGCACGATGGAGAGTCGGACAATCGTGACGGCTGTCACAGCGGGTTTGATGATCGGCTTGGGCATGACGAGCACAGCGCCATTATAGCGCAGTGTAAAGCGTGCTTGTCAAGTTTGCGGCGCATTCCGGCTTTTGATTACGCGCGTCTAAATGTTCGCATTATCGGTTTCCGCGCTTTCTTGCGCTGATCCGGGGCGTCGTTCACCGCTCCCTGCCCGTTTTCGGTGCTTTCCGCATTGCTGCGGTGGATGCGCTCAAGAGCCGGCCAACTTGATTCGCGGAGCCGGTATTGCTGCTTGTTGGGGATTATAGCGCACCCATTGCGGGGTGATGCGCCAGGTTCTCTTTGAAGCGCAAGGAACGAGGATTTGCACAGGGCGCGAAAATAAATCACGCATTATGCGATTATTTAGTTGACAAGATAATCGCATTATGCGATTATCTTTTCAGTATTGATCTTGTTCGAAGTGAGGGGAACAGAGATGCAGATGGAACTCAAGCTCGCAAAGCCCGCAGCGGGAACCCAGCGCCACACCGCTTATGTATTCGATGGATCGAGGGCGCTTTTCCCTTT